AAGATGGTGAGCAAGCAAATACTTTCAAAGCATTTGACAGCACTCAAGAAGAAGAAACCTATTCAATGGTTACTGCAAACCGCTTCTGGAGTCAGATCTTCGGTATTGCGTTTAGCAATAAGAGGTGGTTGCATTTCTTTATGCTGTTTGTTCCTGTTATGGGCCTTTGGACAAGTTCCATCGGTATTATTGGCCTTGCTCTCAATCTTCGCGCTTATGACTTTGTTTCACAAGAAATAAGGGCATCAGAAGATCCTGAGTTTGAGACTTTCTATACCAAGAACATTCTCTTGAATGAAGGACTTCGTGCCTGGATGGCACCAGTTGATCAACCACATGAACAGTTTGTGTTCCCAGAGGAAGTTCTTCCTAGAGGTAACGCACTGTGAACGGTTGGCTCGTCTTTGTTTACTTCTCTTGCTTTGCTGTTATCGCAGGTGCTGCCTTTGCGATGATGTGGAGTAACATTCAATCAATTAATACGATGATGAATGAACCACCTAAACCACGTCATCCTGAGGCACCAGCACCTGGTGAAGAGGTGATGTATGTGGATATGACAAGGGAGCGATTAGAAGATCTTTACAAAGAAGACAATAAGTGATATGCTGAGGGTGTTTTAACACCCTTTTTTTTATGAGAAGTAAAACTTTATGGAAAGATGTGGTATATGAAGACAACATTAGAGGGATAAATTTATTAGATATTGAAAACTTTGCACACAAATGGAGAGAAAAATCACCTGGTAAAGTCGTTAGTAATAGAGGTGGATGGCAAAGTGAAAATTATATAAACATGGCAACTCGATTTGCAGAACTTGAAGCAAATTATGTTCAAAAATGCGATGAATTAGATAAACTAATAGCGTGCATTAATAAAAAATTTAGATGGCATAGGGTGTCGATTGATGAACTATGGTTCAATATTAATCAAGTGAATTCATATAATGTTATTCATGATCACTTAGGAGCAAAATATTCAGGAGTATTATATTTAAATTCAACTGAACAAATGGGGAATATTGTGTTTGTTAAAAATACAAATTTAAATCATATGTCATCTCATGAAATTGATATGTACACCTCAGAATATCCCTCTGTCACAGGAAAAATGTATGTTTTTTCTGGATCAGTACCTCACTATGTAAAGATAAATTCCACTCTTAATGATAGAATAAGTTTGTCATTCAATTTAAATTGATATATAATGGGCGTAGCAATTCGCCCTTTAATGAAAATTTTTCTTGATACTGCTGACACAGATGTCATCAGGGAATACTTTAAGACAGGGTTGGTGGACGGTGTTACTACCAACCCTACTCTTATTATGAAGAGTGGTAAAAATCCAGAAGATGTCTATCAAGAGATTAAAGACATCGGGGTAAAAGATATAAGTATGGAAGTTATGGGTAACTTCGTTGAGATGTACACGGAGGGATCCAGACTGTCTCAAAAATTTGGTGATGTGTGTACTGTGAAAGTCCCTTGCACACGCGAGGGATTGAAGGTATGCAAAGCTCTCAGTGATGAGGGTGTCAAAGTTAACGTCACATTGATCTTCTGTGCCGCTCAGGCCGTCCTTGCAGCGAAGGCGGGGGCAACATATGTTTCTCCCTTTGTAGGACGCTTAGACGATCAATCAGTGGCAGGTTTGGAGGTTGTACGATCTATCTCTGAACTGTATCGTATTCAAGGAATCAGAACTCAGGTTCTGTCTGCCTCTATTCGTAGTGTGCAAAGAGCGATACGTTCATGGTATAATGGTGCTGAGGTTTGCACGATGCCACCAAAGGTATTCGATCAAATGTATGATCACATCCTCACCGACAAAGGAATGGAAATTTTTGAAAACGATTGGGAGTCCGTAAAGAAATGAGTAGTTTTGCAGTTTACACAAAGATTGGTTGTCCATACTGTACTAAGGTGATTGCTGCTCTTGGACTTGCAGAGCAGCGATTTGTGGAGTATAAATTAGGCAGAGACTATACCCGTGAGGAGTTTTATGAAAAATTTGGAAGGGGATCAACCTTTCCTCGTGTTGTTCTTAATGATGATGTAATTGGTGGATGTCAAGAAACTGTCAAGTATCTAAAAGAAAACAAACTGGTTTGATGGATCAAGAAGTCTACGCAATCATAGAGCAGTCGATTGATGATGCCTTTATGGCATTTAGATTTCGATTGAATCTTTATGATTACTTTAAAGTTATCAAAGCAACTAGAAAAGATGCTGATGACTTTATAAGTAGCAGCACCTCAAAAGAAATTAAAGATCTTGTTTTTGATTTAGAAGAATATCTAGAAGGAGGACAAGACAATGAGCATAAACAATTACGTGAAGGTTATGGACATATTCCTAAACCACAAGCAAGAAAGATCAAACAATTTTTAGAAGGCATCCTTGCAGACGCTGAAAGGTATAGTTATGATAGACGACCTGGACGAAGAAAAAAACGCTCTAAATAAACCAGATCCCCATCTTAATCGTGGGGTAGAGTTATTACTTAGAAATAGGAGGAGAGCAGAACCACCCAAAACTTTCCAAGTAAGGTTTGGAAATATGGTTTCTCTCTTCAAGAGGGATATTGTTTTCCATTTCAATTTTTATTTGGATATTCGGAAAAGATAGATACTCTCGGAGGACGGGAAAATGTTAGCAGTAACATTGACGATTGGAACATTGGTATCAGTAATGTTCTTTTTTGTTGGAGGTATGGTAGGATGGCTTGCAAAAGAACACGTCTACAATACCCAACCAGTATACACTCATCCCGAAATGTTTGATGAGAACGGAAATGTTCTACCTGATGAAATTTTAGCAGTAAGGTTTGAAAACGATTATGGCGACTACGACGAAGACGAAGAAGAAGGTTGAACTTCCACCCAACCCTTTTATCCATGAAATCCTTGAACTTGCTAGCAAGCAACGTGCAAAGGCAAAGAAAGTGGAGATTCTTCAGCAGTATGAAAACGATGCTCTGAAGACTATTTTTATTTGGAACTTTGATGAGACTGTGATCTCAGTTCTTCCTAGTGGAGAAGTTCCTTTCAAAAAGAATGAAGTACCTGTTGGCACAGATCACACCTCCCTCCGTAGAGAGTACAAGCACCTTTACAACTTTGTGAAAGGTGGTAATGATGGACTCTCTGGACTCCGTAGAGAGACTATGTTCATCCAAATGCTTGAAGGACTTCATCCTGAAGAGGCTGAGATCCTGTGTCTTTGTAAGGATAAAAACCTTGCGGATAAGTACAAAATCACTTATGATGTTGTGAAGCAGGCATTTCCTGACATCCAATGGGGTGGACGCAGTTGAAGATTATCAAACAAGATTGTGATCCGAGTGTAGATAATACAACGGATCTTCCTAATAATTGTTATCTTGTCACATACAAAGAAGATGGTGTAGAGCACCATGATCTAGTCATGGATACAAAACAAGCAAGTATCTTTGATTCTTATTATGACAAGTACAAGAAGGACTTTGTTACCATGGTGCAGTCCGAAGGTAGGGTTAGTCCTAAACTCTGGGGCAATCCCTCTCCAAAAGATAAAAAGAAAAAATCATGAGCGGTTTTAAAGGGTTCACTAACGATCCACAAAAAGATGGAAACGTTCGCTTTGAAATTGATACAAGTGAAGTTACTAAACTAGTCAAGAAGTATAAAAAACTTAAGAAGTTTCAAAAATCAAACATTGCAGAACTCTCTAAACTCTCTGGAGTTGAGACACATGTTGATAAACTAGTAAATGATTATGGTATTGATTCAGAAGCAATAGAATAATGGGTAAGCATTATCTTCTCAATCTTTATGGATGTGAGTTTGACTATCTTAACAATGAAACATACCTAAGAGAATTGTTGGAGATTGCCGCTGAGGCAAGTGGTGCAACTGTTATTCAGACTATTTCAAAAAAGTTTGAACCACATGGAGTAACTGCTGTTTGTCTTCTTTCTGAAAGTCATATTAGTATTCATTCTTGGCCTGAAAAAGGAGAGGCAGCAGTAGATATATTTACTTGTGGTGACGCAGAACCTAAGGTGGGTTGCGATATTATCATTTATCAGTTAAAATCAGAGAACCATAACCTTAGTTACATTGAGCGTTGAGCAATAACTAAATATCCACATGATACTTTAATTATGACTTACAAACCTTACAGTCCTGAGTGGCATCGAAAAAGATA